GTACTCACGTTGGTATTCTTTTCTTCTTACTGGGTCTTTAATCGGCATCTGTTGGTCTGGGCATTGGTTTGACCAACTGTTTTGACAGAAGTGGTGTGCGTTGACAAGTCATCATTATTTTTTTGCCGTAGGTATCAACCAATTCAAAGTATAAATCATCAAGCACTCCCTTGTTCATTGCTGTATAACAATGTTGTTCGCTTGGGAAGAGGACGCTTGTTGACATCCTCTCTCCCTCAACCCAGTAATGAATAACAAGAAACGTCCAGAATAGATTTATCATTGCATTTCCCACGGTGGTATTGACATTGTAACTTCTTTCTTTCTGTACACTGTATCACACTTTGTCATTTCTTCTCCATATTTTTTTTTGAATGATATTCCGTGATAGTGTGCAAAGCGTCTTAGCTTGTCTTTGTCCATACCAATCTTTCTTGCTGTCTCTGCGACAGTGTGTTTGCTGCTGAACTTTAGTATGAGTTCTTTTACTTCACGCTCATGGCGTACTTTCATTTGTGCATATGTTTCCATATTTTTCTCCTATATATTTTTCTCGTAGTTCTTCAATTATTGATATTGAGTTATCAATCATATCTGTATAAGCTGTTTGCCCTCTTTGTTCTTGGAGGGTAGCATGTACATATTCAATTTTTTCTAAAATATTTATTTCTTTATTCATTTTTATACCTCCTGATAAAAAGACCTCCCCGAAGGGAGGCCAGTTGTGTCAACTAGTAGGGAACGGAGAAGAAAACCTACTAAGCGTGACCGCTATTAGAATGGGATCTCATCGTTTCCTATTGATGATTTACCCTCTGAGTATTGACCCTTATCCAACTTGTCTGACACAGAGAAAGACATATACGGTTTATCGTCCTTCATTTTCTTCCAAGCTGCAAGTCTTTTATTATCAAAAAGTGGTCCAGTATAATCTGGTGAACCCTCTTTCATACCTTCATTCTGAAACAAGACGCCAACTTTCTGATATATTTCAACCACTTGTTTACCATCTTTTGTTTCATCCATAACACAAGTAACCTTCATATCAGTACCATCACTGTTGATCTTACCTTGCAAGATAAGTCTTTGTGTTGGAAATGGTGTGAAGGCTGCGCCTGTATTTGTGTTGTCGTAATCTGCCATGCTTCTGGCTCCTTTCTCAAAGTTAAGTGGGTGGTTCTTGGGGAAACCTGCCACCCATCAGGCTGCATTAAGATTAAGGAGTTCCCCAAGAATTAGAAATTAATCTCTTGAACATTCCCTCCTGTTCGCGGCTTACTTGGGGAGCCGCTCACCTTTCGGGAAGCATCGTTACCATCATCATCTTCAGTAGGAAGATTGAGAATGGATAGTATACCATAGCGTCTAGCGTAGGTAATAGCACTGCCCAAGCCCTGCATGTCCTGTTTGCTTAAGACAACAGGCACTTTGGTTTGCAAAGTAAATCCGCTCTCATGGAATAGCTCAGTGGATACATACGCACCGAACTCATCTTTGCCGCAAATGTGACTGAGGAAGAATCCATTGTCCTGCAATGGTGGTGTCACTGCTTCGATAACATCCTCGAGTGTAGCGTAGTGGCTTTTGAAATGAGGATTACTGCCTTTCTTTTTGATAGGCTGTATTTCATTACGCACTTTGATTAGTAACTTGACGTGATCTTTCATTGATTTCTCCTTGTTATTCTAAGTGATCCACGTTTGTCTCGTTTCACCGAGATCTGGTCGTTGTATACTTCTCGTTCGTTATCACCGACCATTTGTTTAAGGTCTTTCTTTGCGTTCTCAAAGACCCTATTCTTTTCGTAGTAGTTGACGTATGTGATTGCGGCATAGCAGAACTGGTTATCTCTGCTTGCGTCTCGCACAACCATGTTGTCAATCGGGATGTGGTTTGTGCTGAGTGTCGGTGTGTCAATACCAATCGGCTCTTCATTGCGTAACACGTAACCCCAGAAGTCTGACACCACTGTCCACATTGAATTGAAATACTCATCATCGTATGAGACAAATGCTGACTCCCATTTATTGTTCCCAAAAATTACCGACATCCATATACCCTCAGAGTTAGATAGATAGCAGTACAGTTGCAGTTGCGGCATGTAGTATTTGATAACATCATCCATATTGTTGTAGGCATTGGTATGCTTTGCTTCTACTGGGTTCTGACCATTCATTGCATCAACAGTACCCTTGACCTTGACAGTACCAATCTCTTGCTCATAAGCAGATTGAAAGCCACCAAGCACACACCCATGCTGATTAGCAAACCAATCCAAGTTGAACTGCTCAGTGTGTACACCAAGTTGAACAGCAATATTATCAGACAAATCTTCTGGCTCAACACGACCTGTCTTGACCTGCCATAGTTCTAGCCAGTTACCCTGCATAATTTTTACACAGTCTGAACCGCCTATAAAACCTTTACGCTCCATTAATTATCTCCGTCATTGTAAGGTCTTGTGTACTGCGTTTGTGCAGTAGGGTCAAGATATTTTTTGAAGTCATCTTCAGTTATATCTGTCATCTCAAACAATTCCTTTTTACCTTTGCCCTTAAGCCAATACTCACCGACACCCTCACCATTCTTGATTCGATTTGCCATAATCTTGTGCGTATCAATGCGCCAAGTTGACGTGCGATATTCCGCAGCTAAACTTGGAGAGGTACTGGCACGCTTGACATGTGCATCCCAAGACGCACCACCACCCGACAGTCTTTTGAACTGAGCCATTATTGCCTCAGCTCAATATCTGTAATCATAGATTCTCTATGAACACACTTATAATTTTCAATGTGTTTCATAGAATGTATTTCTTCTATACTGCCTGAGTATTCTTGCAAAATTTCATTCGCAATATAAGACGCTTCATCTTCATCTTTTGCATTTATAGTAAGATACATACCTTCTTCATAATGAAAACCAATATTAAATAATGGCATTAGTTTACTCCCTCAAAATAAATGGCAATGCGTTTGCCTTCTGTACTTTTCATCATAATTTTTTGGATGTTCATACCTTCGTCTTTTAGATTCTTGATACGTGCAGCCAATCGAAAACACCCAAACTGTTTGAGTGCTTGCATTGCGGTAATGCTGTTACCTTTTTTAAGGTAAGCTTTGATCGCTTTGTTCTGTGATTCCATTTTGATTCTCCATTAATTGTTCAAACATTTCACCAGACATAATTACTAATGTTTGCGGAGTTCCCCTCCGTCTTTTATAGAAGGCTATGTCTCGACCTTCTAATACTTTGAATGGGCTTGGGAAGTTTGACACATCCCTATACTTTACTTCTCCCACCAATTCTTTTCCTTTGAGTTCGAGCTTGATGTCTCCCGAATACTCTCCTCCCAAGCTACCACTGAGCGGTTGCCTTTTTGCTTTGATCCCGATTTCCGTGAGCCATTTGACAAACCACTTTTCATGGTAAGTTCCCTTAGTTTTGTTTCTATTAGCCACGGCTCATCCTCATAACAGTGCAAACATACAAACCAATGCTTAATCATTGTTGCTTCATGATTGCCTTTTAGTATTGCAACATACCAATATGTAGTATCTCCACATAATTTGCACCTTGCAGGTTTACCTCTTAATCGCTTCGATGTCATACTCTAACGCTTCTAACCAACACATTAACATAAACCCAGAGGGCATACGCTTGAACTGCTCCCACTTGTGAACCAAAGATTCAGTGCAACCAATCTTACGCGCTAAGCTTTCTTGGCTTAAGCCCCTTTCGTGCCGAGCGTCTATTAACAACCTGACCAGAGTCTCGTAATTGTTTGGTACGCTTGGCCGCTTCGTCTCTTCTGTGCTGCTCATCTATCGCATCTAAAACAGAACATGCAGTATCAAATCGCATTTCTGTTGTTCCATTGATTGTTCGGTAGTATGTAGAAGTCGGAAGTCCTGCCATTTTAAATGCGTGGAATAAATCTACACCTTTAAGTTTTGCTTGATCTCTGACTGTATCTAAGTATGTCTGCATACTGCATATATGGAGCAACAAAGAGTCGGATGTCAAGAGTGGGAGGGAGGTAGCCCACTCCTGACAGATTTATAATACCCTCCTATGTTATTTCATTCAAGTTTTGCCCAGACCCTAAACACTCTGGGCAATCAATTTGATCTACGTCAATAACTCCAACGTCACGATCAAAACTCATTGGCCTGTGAACTTCACGGTCAATATAACCATCACCATCACATTCTTTGCAGAACATATCTTCAACCTCCTTATGCTCGAGAGGTTCCCAGAAAACTTTTCTGAATATGTCATTCAACATGTGATCCATTGCATCAATATGGGATTTCGTCATTTAGTTCCTCCAAACTTTCTTGATAGCGTTCTTCCCACGCTGCTATTGCTCTGCGTTCAAACTTATCCGCATCGAATCTTGGGTTCATGCGTTTAAGTTTTTTCGATAGCTCCTTGATATTAGTAGGCCAGTGCATGAATGGTGCGATTTCATCCGCAACAAATTCAAAGTCTCGTTGAGTCCAACGTGGCATCAGTATTCTCCTTTGCTTCTACCCATGAATTAAATATTGTGTATATTACTTCACGGTATGGTTTTTGTTCACCATTGAATTGATCTATAGCTAAAGATCCAACCACCTCTGCAAGATGGTTGAACTCTTCCTTGGTAAATGCGTAAAGCACTAGTCCATCCTCGTAATAAAATAATCATTCTCTTCTGGTACTGGCAATGCAACGATAGCGTACTGGAAAAAGTAAACTGTTCCCACTGGCGTATCGTATGCAGCAAGATAATCCATATCTTCATCTTCTTCGTATTCCGATACGAGTTTTTTGCCGACTAGCTTTGAGCCAAACTTATATAGTTTGCCAAAGCCATACTGCTCTGTCATGTACTCAACCAAATCACATTGCTTGTGTTCATCATCTGCTTGAGCGCAGAAGTCTCTCACCCAATAGGGTAAGAAACCTAATGCTTGCACAATACGATCAGCAGGTGCATCAATATTTGGATTAATCATTAACATTTGATTGCTCCACTTCTTTTGCATGATCTTGCTCAAGCTGAACCAATTCAGCAAGTTTAAGATTCATTTCAATCCAACTCTTGATAATATCAATTGCAAAAACTTTACTAATTGGAAACGGAATCTGTCGAGTCAATTGCAATTCTCCTTTGTCTTGCAAATTTTCAACAAGCTCTGCGTATTCCCAAGCTAGCCGATTAATTTTCCACAGTTGTTTTGAAGTCGCTGATTCCAACATAATCTTCTCCTTTTCTATTGGTATCAAAGTGATAGTAACTGCATAGTTGCAGTAAGTCAAACATTTTTCATTCATGTTTCACAACAAGGTTGCAGTGGCGGCTAGTGACTAATCACCAAGAACCGCCCTGCCCCTGCCTATGTCATATAAAAAAAGGGTCAAGGCCTTTGGCCTCAACCCATGTGATCTATGCCGTTTTCTTAGCTTTGGTTTCAATCACTTCGTTAGCAGGGGTCGCCATACCCAACGCCTCAAGTTGTTGGCGTATATCTTCTGGTATTTCAGATGCCTGTTCTGGTACGTTACCAGTTTTAGGCGACCCATAAGGTAAATACTCGTCCGCATCTTCGGACATCGTGGTGCGATACATGTGCTGTAAGTCCGACATCATTTGCATCAACATGTCGTGCTTGTCAGAAGCTGCCTTGCAGTTAGCTGTCGCACCACGTAGCTCTAGAGTGCTCAACTCGTCGCCCCGATAGGCCGACTGCGCTGAAGCGACATCTCTTTTCTTCATCTCAACGTAGTTCTCTGAACCTTTCTTGCCTTTGGTTAGCCAGTATAGTTTGTCCATGATCGCTTCAGCTATTATCTTTCTTGCGAAAGATAGTTGATCTCTCTGCTCCCACTTGTCCTCGTAAGTATTGTAGACTTCTGCTTCAAGTGTAATTGCTTCGATTAATTTTACTATAGACATTAGTATCTCCTTTTTGAATTATCTATATATTTGATACTCACACATATTTCTGTAAGTATAGGATTAATCTCGCAATCAAAATCTAGGCTTAGTCAAGTACGCAGCCGACTACGTCGGGAATAGTTACGTTACGTCAGCTTGTCTGACGTTTCGTAACTGTTCTGCTTGACTCAGTCTAGATTTGATAGCCCAACTGGAAGTTACTATTGGAAGTCATGTGTGTGTGATTAGATAAATGTTTGTGTGAGGGCGGTAAGCATCAGGCTCCATTCAGGCTACGAAAAGCTAAGAGCAAAAGAGCTTTGGAACAAAGTCTGTGCTCGGTGCTTTTCTCAGCTAGAATGGAGGGCTTACTGCCCAGAGCACAAATATATGGTAGATGAAGGGTGCAATGGAAGAACATCTTCAATGTTCTGCGATACCGCTATGGCGGTACGCACTTTGAATTGTCCCATACCTGTCAACCCATAGAACGTTACGTCACTTTCATAGTTACGCTACGTCACATATTGACAACGTATCATCAAAACAGGCATCAATGGGGGGAGAGAGGGAGAGGGGGGCAAGCAATGGTAGCAATGGATAGATCCCACTATATGATTGTTTTGATGCTTGCCTCGAATAGATCGATGCAATGCTTACTTGACTTTGGGTCTAAGTGAAGCTTGCAGAACATAGAAAGGATGTTGAATGAGTCAAGTTACTGATAGGAAACTGACTGATAAACAGACTGCTTTGGTAGACACCATCGTAGCAAATGGATGTAGTATTACAGAAGCAGCCACGCAAGCTGGATACGCAAGCGGCGAGAGCGGAAGAGTCACTGCGTCCAAGGCGTTAAAGTTACCACATGTGCAGCAGTATATGATGCAGAGGATGGGAGAGGAATTTGGACTTAGCGCTACGGTAGCCGCAGGACAGTTACGAAGGCTAGTGACAGGAGCTAAGAGCGAATA